TGTCCAGATGAGCAAAACTTAATCAACGATCTTGTCTATGAATCAATAAAGATTTATGGCATTGATGTTGGTTACATGGCATACACAGAAGACGGTACTGATGATATACTTAATGAAAACAATAAGAAACATTATAGTACATACTCTCAATGTGAAGTGTACGTTAAAAACGTAGATGGCTTTGAAGGAGAAGGTGACTTCTTAGGTAAGTTTGGTCTTGAAATTAGAGACAGGATTACTTTTTCTATTGCTCGTAGAGCATTTAGTGAATCTATTGAAGCTGATCAAGGTCTTACTAGACCAAGAGAAGGTGACTTAATTTTTCTTCCATTGAACAAAAAAATATATTCAATTAAATTTGTAGAACATGAGCCAACATTCTATCAAATGGGTTCATTACAATTCTATGATATCACTTGTGAGTTATTTGAGTATAGTGGTGAAAGAATTAACACAGGCTTTGCTGAAGTTGATGTTGTTGAAACTAGCTTTAGCACAGACATATATCTTGATACGCAGCTTATGAGTGAAGATGGTATAACACCAATATATACACAAGAGGGTGTACGACTAATGACAGAGGATGAAGATAGAAGTGATGGTAGTACAGAAGCAACATTAGATTACGATACAGTAAGTAACTCAGATAATATACAAATTGAAACAGATGCGGATGCAATATTAGACTTTAGTGATGGAGATCCGTTCAGTGAAGGTGGGACCTTTTAATGTTAGGACATAATTTTTATCATCAACACATACGTAAATATGTAATTGTTTTTGGAACACTATTCAATGATGTCATAGTACAGAGGAAAGATGCTAACGGCAACATCTTGCAAGACATTAAAGTACCATTAGCATATGCACCTAGAGAGAAAGCATTAGCAAGAATAAATGCTGATCCTGATCTTTCAAAGAAAGTTGGTATGGTATTACCACGTATGTCTTTTGAAATGAATTCAATTAATTATGCTCCTGAGAGAAAATTAAATAAAATTCATAGAAATGTATCTGCATTTGCAGATGATAAAACAAAATTGTATGCAGCTTATAGTCCTGTAGCATATGATATAGGTTTTGAATTAAACATATACACAAGATACGCAGAAGACTCTACAAAAATATTAGAACAGATACTACCATTCTTTACACCAGAGTGGTCAGTAACTATGAATTTAGTTCCAGAGATGAATTGGAAGCAAGACATACCAATTGTATTGAATGGAGTATCTATGCAAGACACATACGAAGGTGACTTTGAAACTAGACGAGCATTAATTCATACAATAAACTTTACACTCAAAGGTTATCTATGGGGACCCGTAAGAAAATCTGGTATTATTAAAACTGCTAATGTTATGACACATGTGGACACATCTGCTGTATATGCAAATGAACATCCATCTAATACAGTATTTGCAAATGTCAATGTGACAGACTCCTCTCAACCAGGATACTACATACATAGTAGGACAACAACAACACCAGGTCTATTAGCAAACGGTAGTCCAACATCCAACGCATCACTTTCAGTAGGCATAGGTTCTATAGATGAAGATGATGATTACGGATACATACATAATTTTGAGGAGTGGTTCAGTGCAAACACAAGTGCCTAAAGAAGATCCAATAGCAAAATCATTAGACTTAGAACCATTAATAGATGAACCTAAACCTGTTCAAGCTGTAGTAGAGGTAGATGATACAGCGGGTCAGTCTGAAAGAGATTTAAAATATTCCAGAGAGAACTTATACCATCTTATTGAAAGAGGTAGAGATGCTTTAGATGGAATACTTGATCTAGCTAGCCAAAGTCAATCACCTAGAGCATATGAAGTAGCTGGTCAGATAATTAAAGTAGTATCAGATACCAATAGAGACTTAGTAGACCTACAGAGGAAAGCAAAGGATTTATTTGCAGAGGATGCTTTAAAAACTGGCAATGTAACTAATAATTTATTTGTAGGTAATACATCTGAGCTAACAAAATTAATAGGTGGTAGTGCTAGAAATGTTTTAAAAAGCAAGGGAAACAAAAAGCTATGATAGATGAAGCATCAATGGACTTCACACTGTTCTTAGTACCGTGGATAGCTTTATTGATATCTTTAATAGCTACCCTGTGGATAAAAGAATGGGTGACGTCTTTAGTTAAAGGTATGAAGTTTAGAATGAACAAAGCATTCAATGAAAGTGACCATGTAATATTAGACGGTAAGCCAGCTGTTATAGTTAAAGTAGGAATAACAGAAACAGTTTTTGGTGTATACTCAGATGCTGGGTACACATGGAGGTATGTTCCTAATACTAAAATAGAAAATTTAAAATTAGAAAAAATAATTAATAGAGAACTACATCT